CTACTGGGTAATGGCCTGTGATCTGACTACGGCCTACTTGCAATTCAAATGGCTCATAACGGCCATTACGAGTAATTGAGTCCTGTACTACGCCTGAGGATGTAATGGTTGCCATAATGGCCTCTATTGATTAATTCAAGGAAAAACGGGGGCAATAACGCCCCCGTCTAATTAGCAAATTTAAACGGGGAATTGGATTTTATTCCATTTCCATGTCTAATTTGCGGCCTTTTGGCGGAGTGCCGTGACGAGCGCTAGTAAACGGATTTGCATCCGAAGAGGCGCGACCGCCAGACTTACGAGGCTTGCGACCAGCGTGGTGCATGGCTTTCTCGCCATGAACCTTGCCGACATGCTTTACAACACCGCTGTGGTGATGCTTAACATGACCGCCATGTTTACGCTTGGCGCGACCGCCGTGCTTGCGCTCTTCCGCTTCCGCATCAATTTTAGCGGCATTGGTACGAGCTTCGGGCTTTGTCTTGAGATCCATTTCGGCCTCGTTGACTCCACCAGTGTTACGGTGCTTACGACCGTGATGCATTTTGTGACCTTTCACTTACCTTCTCCTAAATTAGGTGTATTGGCCGTTAGTAAAGCCGTTATAGCCCTGCAAGTAGGCAACAACCAGAATTGCAGAACCAGTACCGCTTGCGCTTGACTGAACCCAAATTTGAACATCTTGAGTATTGCTTACGTTATTCCAGTTTGCAATCAGACTGGTGACAGGGACAACGTATTGACCCTGAACCAAGCTGGCATTAGCAATAGCAGAAGCAAGTTGGTTGGCAGCAGAAGTCGTGCCGATACTTAACGTACCAGAAGCGCTCCAAGATGCCGTGATGTTCAAATAAATGTCAGTGATCAAGCTTTGGGCTGGAATCACAATCGAGGTTGCTGCCGCAGTAGCGGATTCAGAAATGACTGCGCCTTGTGCCATTTGCACAAAGCCGACATTCTGAGTACCGCTGCTGCCGCCGACACCAGCAAGATTGCCAGTGCCATCACTATTGAGGACGTTTCCTGCTAATAACGGACCTGTAAAAACTGACGATGACATTTTTGTCTCCTTAAGTTAGACCCCCATTTCTGAGGGTCTGTCCGTATTACGAGGTTGGGAACGAGCCGTAAATAGCGCGCCAGTTGTAATACGCAAAGCTATAACGCTCATAGCCTTTAACCAACAGGTTATCGGTTACGAAGTCAACTTGCATATCAGTCTCAAACTTGACACGCTCCATGTATGACAAGCCATCAATGTTGGTTAACAAGAACCAAGCATAAGCCGAGGTCAAGAAGTCGTTGACCATATAGCCTTCAGGCAAGCCACCAGCGGTGCTAAGGATCGCGTTCACATCATTATCCGCAGTACCGGGACGCAGTTCGGTCTTCGTCAGACGAATTGCGACAGGTTCTAATTGCGGTGGAACGATGAGCTTGCGACCACGAGCAAACGTCTTCAAGCCAGCCTGATCTCTGAAGTTCGTGCGGATTGCGATCATCGCATTCAACAGCGTGGCTTCGTTTAGATCAACCTGAGTTGATGGCGTATTGGCTACAGTACCGCCATCGATTGGGTGAGAGGTGCTGCAAAGAGCTTGCCCGTCACCACCAATAGCAGAATTGTAGGTTGTTGCCGTGTTCAAGATGTTCGCGCCGTAGATTTCTTTGGTTTGTTGGAATGACTCAATCAAACCTAAGTTGGACGGATGGAACTGGGTCTTGTAGAGGTTATCGTCAATCGCTTTACGAGTGATCGCATAACCGAGAGCAATTTCCTGATGCTCTTGGTTGTAAACGAATCGCTCACCAGCGCCATTGTCAAACTGGGTTTGACCGCCTTCAGTCTTCAACTGGGCAAGACCCAAATAACGCATTTCAGCGGTACGCTCTAAAGCGAGTTTGGAATCATGTTTCGTGAAGATTTTGTCGTACTGAGATGGAATCATCTCGTACTTGCCTTCTATACCACGCAATCCGGGTAACAAAAGGTCTTTAATCGAACTAAGATTAACAGCCATTTCTAGTTACTCCTTAAGCGGCAGCCGTAGTAACTTTCGTTTCTACGTTGTTGAAAGCCACGATAGCGTTATTGTATTGACCAGTTACTGCGGTGCTTGAACCGACAGGAACAATCAAAGACACGATACGAAACGGCAGAGTAGCGGTGCTACCAACCGAAGTAGCGTCAATATACGCGCCAGAAAGACCAGTTGAGGTGTTACCAGTGCCGTAGGCAAATTGAACCAATTGACCCAGCATAGCCTGCGTGATTCCCGAACCGCCCGAAGACTGGACTAGGAATTGAGCATTGGGGTCATTGACCAAATAGCCCTCAACAGTATTGGTAGAGGCAACGTCAGAGCCGGGCCAATAGTTTGACCAGACAGTGCGCTTCTGAGAGACCGAAAGGTACTTGCATCCCACGAAGATACCAGCCAAAACGCCAGTTCCGGGACCGGGACCAGTAGTTACACCAGCAACAGTACCATCGGAAAGACGGAAGACAGGATCACCGAAAAAGATGTTTGCAGTATTGTAAGCAATTGGAGCAGGAACCTGCTCATAGGTAGGGGCAGAACCCGTACCCTTATTCTGACTAAAACCGAACGGCGCAAAAGTGTTCGCCATGACGGTAATCTCCTTTAACGGAGGCCATCATCGCACACCGAGGCGATTTAGACCAAGTGTTTTAACCCTACCACCGGGGAGGGGATGAGACCTTTATACATTATTTTTAAAAGCTGTCAACTATTTTTAAAAAAAAGGGAGCCGAAGCTCCCTTAAGGGGGGGGGTTATTTGGGGATTGGGATCGGCTCATAAGACTTGTTGATCTTAACGAGCGATGTTCCGTCAGACTTGGTTCGGCCAAATTGACCCTGATCAGAAGAGTTTAATTGGGCCTCTTTCTGACGTACCTGCAACCGAGCCTTTTTAAGTTCATGCTCTTTAATCTGCTCGGTGATTTCAAGTGGCCTTTCCATCAAAATCATGCCCTTTCTTTCGATAAAAGGCCCTTTATAGCCATGCGGCATCATCTCAGGATGACGCGCAACTGGGACTGCCTCCCAGCCCTGTTTGGCCAAGGCTACCTGATAGGCAGGATCTTCTTGCCCAAGCACGGTTCTGCGCTTCCATTCGTAAGACCAACCCTCTGGAACTGCGTCTTTTGAAAAGTAGAACTCATCTACCCCTTCTTCAACAGTACCTAAATGGTCACGCAACTCAGCGGCGCGCCTAGCAGCGCGAGTCATTGAGTTTTCCTCTCTCATGGTTGGGCGCATATCGCCTCGCTTGGTGTCCAACAGTGGGGGAACATCAATAATCCCATCTAAATCAGGATTTGACGTAGTTTCAGCAGGCGCAGATTCGGCCAATACGTTTTTAAAGGCATCGGGAGTCCTGCGAGGTCTTTTGGTTTGAGCATTTTTAGTTTCCATAGTGTTTCCTTAGTTTAAACGTCCTTCACGCTGTAAAGCCAACTTGTTTCTTCCCCATTCTTCTTCAGTCATACCCATATTTTTAGCCATTTCTCGCTCATCGGCGTTCAAAACAACGACATTTTTCCTGCCAGTGCCGTCACCTGATCGAGAAACTGGGGCTGCTGGTGGCGCAGTGCGTCTTTGCGTCACTTTTGCAGTAGCTTCCATAGGATCTACATCATTTTGCTGCTGGACAGGCTGCTTGATCTTTAAGATTGTCTCAATGGCATCAAAATACTCATCGGTATCTGGGGCTATGCCATCAGCAGACACCAATTGGTGAGCCGCGATCATCTTATTGAACTTGTTTTGGTTCCTTGCGAAGTCAGGATTGCGCCTGATCCAATCCGCAGACCTTGGCGTAAGCTGAGATGCGAGGGCTTCTACAGGATCTGACGGCTTTGGACGCTCTGGGGCTACGTTTTTTGGCTGATTTTCCAAGGCAGTCTTGCCTTGTTCAAGCTGTAAAAGCTTTGCCGCATTGGTGGATATTGCCGTTTGAATCTGAGCAGCGGTTCTGTGATCGCTTACTGACATCGCTTCAGCTAATTGGTTTTCCAAAATGGAATTTTCTTGCTTGACGGTGTTAATTGCGTTGGAAATTAGCTGCAAATTGGTGTCTTGCACCTCATTTTTGGCCACAACTTCGCGTTGAGCCATCTCATGGGCGCGCTGTTCTGCCGAAATTCGAGCTTGTTTTTCAGTCTCAAGCTGCTGTTTTAGCTTGGAAATAGCGTCATTTACGTCATTTCCCTCATTTTCATTAGGCTTTGCGTCTTTGGGAGCGTCTTCTTGCCTTATAACTTCAATGTCATTAGGCTTTTTTTCAGCATTCTCTTCTTTAATTTCAATTTCAATTTGCTCTGGATTACTTGACATAACATCTCCTTACCAAACTTGATCAGGGTGAGCGATTCGACCTCGGATGTTTTGGTCATCAATCATTCGACACAAAACACCATTGACGGTGATACTCCAGCCGTCCGATGGNCGGAATACAACCCAGTCACCAACCTTAATTTCAACGCCTTTAAACCATGTTCCGCTAGAATCCTCTAAAGCATCTGGTCCCATCTTTAAGACCAAGCCTACTTTTCCTTGGATTTTGTCTTCCTGACGGTTTGAGTCGGGGATGTATAGGCCAGACTTTGTCTTCTCTGGGCGAACATATACCGCGCACAAAATTTGGTTGTGGTAAATATCAATGGTTGATATGTCTCCTACGGCATTTAATAGCTCTTTTTTAGGGTCTCTATCATGTTGCATTTGCATATGAGGCATAAATCTCCTTTATCGTTTGTTAAGGTTTTCTTGGGCAAAATCGCAAAATTCAATAATCTTTCTTAAGCCTTTAATTTGGCCTGTATAATTTCGATAGTCTTCCATTGACTGAATAGCCGTTCCATTCAATATGACTTCGGTGATTCTGGACACTTCATCATTAACCAACTGCTTAATTTCTTTCTCAAACAAATTGTTATAGGTCAGCATAGATACTCCACAATATTTCCATTTGAAAAGATATTAACAGCTTATCCACAGGATATCCACAAGGTAAAGTCAAAAAAAAGGCAGCGTTTTATTGCTGCCTTTAGTTTTTTAGCCAAAGATTGGGGTTTAGTAGTGTTCTTTGGTGGCTTTTGCCTTATCCCCATAGGCTTTTAGCTTCTGAAGA